TGCGCAGAAGGGGTAGCCCAACGCAGCCCGCGTTAGCGGGCACAGCGCCCGTCCGCACCCTGTATTTACCTGTCGGGCAATCTGCTCTGCGGTGATTACCAGCTCCCCGTCCGCCTAGCGGGCAAAATCCAGCGCATCCACGCCGATGATCTCGCGCACCAGCGCGAGATCCTGTTTCGGTTTTGGTTGATTTGGTCATGCAGATAATCCTCCCGCGCCTTTGCCGGCATCTTCCACCGCCACGCCGGCGATGTAGGCGATGAGCAGGTAGACGATGTTGGAAATTTGCTCGGCATCCAACGGGAAATCAGGGTAGAACTCTTTGACCACAACGAGCACGCAGCCAAAGAAAGCCGCCCAGAATTTGCGAGATGTGAATAATCCCAGGAATTTATTGGTTTTGGTAGACATAATTTTCCTTTCCGTCTGGTATAGAAACCCGACCTACGGGGGATTGCCCCCTCTTACTTTCCCCATTTTCGAAAGAAAATAGGGAGAGGATTATTTTTTGCCTACCCCTGTGGTAGATACAGGGGCGGGCTTCAACAGATGGAAGGGAACGATGCGATCTGAGGAGGAACCGCATCGTACCTTTTATTTTTCAAGATCAACCTTCCGCAACGTTGCTCTTGTGGAGCGGGCGGAAATCGTTGACCCAGACAGCCAAGAAATGGCGCACCTTGAGGCGGTGTTCATCGTTGGTGAAGACCGCAGGGCTGAGATCATCACCGGCAATGAATATCTCGGGCAGAAGACCGAAGCGTTCCCCCACGAAAATGGCAGGAGCCAGGATGGGATCGCAAACCGCTGCCCAGTTGGTGGGATCGCTCCATTCTGGAACCGTGATCACATCGCCGGGCTGACCGCGCTGCATGTTCTCGGAATAGATATTGGCGGCATTCTCCAGGGTGGGATAGAGAATTTTCATGGCAGCCAGTTGCAGGGTGCGCGGGACGAGCACAAAGCGCGGATTGATGGCAAGAGCCGGACCGCTGCCATAAGAACCGGAAGCGTTCTTGATGAGCATGGGCTGCTTGTAGACAGCCGCCTGCACCGTATCCCACTCGGAAGCGGAAAGGGTAGCAGTACGTAAATTTGCATGCCCACCGGCGCTGGTAACAGCGTTGGTATTAAATAATGCGCCGCTATCCGCCAGCGTGGGACCAATGCCCGCATTGACAGAAAAAATTGCGGCGACCATAGAAGAGATTTTGCGCAGACCAGCGGCGGCGAGCTCGCGTGGATAAGAAGACAGCTTGCGAGATTCATCGCGATCGATAAGCTCTAGGGTGAGCGGGATGTAGCCACCATATTTCACGAAATCGGCAGTCTCGGGGCTGTCGCCAATAGCCAGCTCCGTATAGGCAGCGCCTTCCGAAACAGAAGGCAGGTCGCCCACCGTGCCAATGAGGGTGCCGGTGATGGTGTTGAGGGTGTTGAAATGTTCCACATGTGCAATGCGGGACCACCAATCATAGCCAGCGCGACCGAGCTGTTCCCAGGTGTTGACCACGATCTTGTTGAGCGCGTTCTTCACCAGACCGGTGAAATCTGCGGTAGTGGCGAGCTGGACGCGATCGGCGAAATAACCACCGTGCAGGTTGTAGTCACCGGTGAGCAAGAGATACAGTTCCCGGATGCCGGTGAGCGGACGCACCTCAAGCTTTTCAGTGCCCTTATCACGCGGAGCGCCCAGCAGATCATTGACCGCCGCCTGCAATTTATCTCCGGAATCGAACATGGAGTGGATGCGCGAACCCTGCACCACAGCCGATCCGGAGAGCTCGGAGATGAGTGCGCGGGTATCTTCGATGGCAGACTGCAGTTCGGTAGGTTCGAAAGCCCTGCCACTGAACTGGCTGCGCAGGCGTTCCTGCGCCGGAGCGGGCAGATGTGTAGCGGCCAGGGAGGATTCGAGGAACTGCGCGCACGTCTGCACACGCAGCTCGCTTACCTTCTGGGCTTCCTGCTCTAATTCTTTGAATTTTTCCTGCGCGCCAACTAACTGGGTGATAGCCTGCTGTTCGCGCTGGATGCGTTCCATCACAGGAGCAGGGTCAAGCAGGGGCTCGACCTGCTGCAGGGTGAGCTGTTCAGGTTTGTTGGTTTCAACTTCTTGAGACATTGGATATCCTTTCAGTTTTTGGTAGATCTCGCGGATAAATTCCCCGCCGCGAGCGGGATGCACCACCAGGTCGACCGAAAAGACGCGCAGAATTTCCTGCACTTCTTTACCATGAGCTGTGAACACGATATCGGCAGAAAAACCGACATTGGGCTTGGGCTTTTCTCCGGCAGCCAGGATCTGTTTGCCGATCTCGCGCAGAACCTCGGCGCCCGGACCAATGGGTTTGAGGTTCAACTTGATACCGCGAGCAGCTTCGTCCCAACGCGGGGAATGACAAACGCCAGCCAGGTCATGTACGGAATGACCGAACCAGTGGTGATCGATGAAAGTTTCAGCGCCATCCCATAGGGAAACGGACTTTTGCAGGGCGGTGGAAGAAAACTGCCAGCCATTGCCTTCCCCGGCGGTGATGGCCAGAATTTCGAAATCCCCTTTTGGGGTGACTCTGGCAGATTCAAGATTGATACGATGCTGTTCTTCTTGCATAAAGACTCCTTTCTATGATTATGGATTGCTGTTTTGCTGCTGACTGGTAGCCGCCTGCCCGCGCGCCAGCATATCTGCCACGTTGACGCTCTCGCCGGTGAAGCGATATACCAGGCGCAGGAGCTCGGCATCATCGATCAGGTGCCGGTCACGCAGGTCAACCACCACGGCGAGAATATCTGCTGCCGCCGCCGCCAGCTCGGAATTATCGCGGGCGGAGATATCCGTCCCGCTCAGCTCAATAACTGCGCGGGGATCGATCGAAGTATCGATCTTGGCGCGTCGTTCAACAACGACACGCAAGACATCCGCAAGAAGCCACAGAAAATATTCCTGCCTCTGCTGGAAGCGGCGGAAAGTAGGCCCGCCCGCCGCTTCAGCAGTGGTACGGGTGGAAGACTCAGGCTCCGCCAGAAAATGCAGAGGGATGCCGGCACCACACGCGATCATTTTCTTGAGCGCCAACCCATCTTCGTTGGCTTCGGTAGAATGCAGGTGGGGGTTGATCACATTCCAGTTCTCGTTCTCATCAGTTACCAAAATGCTGCCGGGTTTGGGAGGATGGGCGTTTAAAGCCTGTTGGCGCTGTTTGTGCTGCGCCTCGGAATTGAACTTGGCTTGCACTACATACATGAACGTATTGCGGTAGCGGTTCAAGCGGGCACGATCTTCCAACCAGGAGGTATATCTTGATAACCAGCGCAGAAGCGGGGCAAGATCAGATTCTCCCCACTGCCCGCCGGCTGGGCGGTTGATGGCATACTGCAGCATGACCGGTTTTTTGACATCATCGGTCAGAGGATCGTAGGCGGGATAGGGCTGCGGATCGAGATCTTCCAGACTGCCTTTGGGGAAGAAAGCCACGGGCTGCTCGATATCGTTCTCGCGGGATTGGATCTTCTGGATCTCTTTGGCAGGGATGCAGCGCACATAGGACATGCCGGATTCATCGGTGGAGAGCAGCACGAAGAGATTGCCAGACCTGGTCAGTTCATCGCACATCTCAAAAACGCGGATGGGCATGCGGTTGAGGCGGTGATTCCAGAATTGACCCAGGAAATGCCCGGTCTGGTCATGCCGGCAAGTCAGCGAGATACCGCCCCCCACCACGTATTCCGAAGTGAGCTCCACAATACGGCGCGCGAGCGGATTGAGCCGCCAGGCATCCAGGGATTGAGCGAGCAGCTCCTTGCGATCGGCAGTGTAGCGGTCACGCTCGGAATCCGAAAGCGAACGCGCACCAATGGAAAAGGTGGCATCGGTTTCAACCATGGCCAGCTGCGCCCGCACCTTGCGTTCGATGGTGGGACTAAACAAATGGTCTATGAATTTATCCACCACACTCATGGCTGCACCGTGGGAGATTTGGCTTCGGCGCGCGCATCTGCCACACTGTATGTGGTTTCAGGTTCACAGGTCTTGCACAGTTTGAGCAGATCCAACCAATCTCCGGGAAAAATATTCAGATCGACATTGGCAGAACAGCCTAGCACTCTGCCGGCGGAAGTGAATTGCCAGAACTGCCAGCGTACCCAGGGGTAGAACTGGGAAGGGTACGTGGTGCCATAGTGGGCGACCCACAGCGGGAAGCGCACAATTTCATCCCATTTACCGACATACGAGCGCCAGAAACCTGGACTGGTATATAAGATCGGGGTTACACCTCTGGCTTTTTCAACGTGTTCCAGAAAAGAGAGGATGCCCTTCTGTAGGGTGGCAGCCGAAGCCTTGACTTCGACATCAATGGCCGGCGGGAGCATGAGCGCGCCCGCTTGTTCTTCATGGGCAGCCATGGTGAGCAGAAAATGCTCCGCTTGTTCAATGGGGTCGTATTTCGGCAGGTAGTAGTGATAGGCACCGGTGGGCAGACCCTGGGCGCGCGCAGCGCACAGGTATTCCTGGGCGCGTTCATCCACGTGCTCGGTGCCCTCGGTGAATTTGAGAAAGCAGAATTCAATGCCGGCAGTGGCTAGTTTTGCAAAATCAACTTCGCCCTGCCAGTGAGAAAGGTCAACTCCATGCAACATAGAAATACCTCCTTTTTTTCAACTTCATTCAGAGCGCAGCGAATCTCTCCATATCCATGTCGTTCCATTCACAGATCGCAACAAAAAGCCGTGGTCTTTCCACATCAACATATCCATAAGCCTTTTTTCTGCATGATCAGTTCGCTGGTGACTCAACCTTTTGGATAGGTTCTTCACTTCGTTCAGGACGACATGAATCTTAAAACCCACCATTGTCGATATCCTCCAAAGGATCCTGGGCTTGAATGACCAGAGTGGGCGCGGAAATACTCCAATCCTGCTCATCAAGCAGGGATACCATGGCAGCCGAAATGAGCAGATCATCGTGCACCAATTCTCCGGAAGCAGGATCGCGCGTGCCATCCGGAACGCTCCAGCGCACAGTCTTGTTGGGTCCGGGCAATATTTCAAATTCACAGAACTGCACCTGCCGCCAGAACTCCTGCTGAGTGGCTGCGATCCCTGCAGCGAGCGGATCAAGATTCAATCCGGATGTAGGGGGCAAGCTAACACTGTCAGCCCCCGCATACAAGGGTGCATGATCCTGGAAGCGAGCGCTGTCACAAAGACCTAAGAAATTCCAGCACAGATCGGATTTTGTGCGGGTGTTGAACTCAAAAGGCAGCACGTGACCAGGGAGGGCAGAAGATAGGAACGAACTCAACCCCGCACCCACACCGGTGGCATCTACCACCAAGTAGCGAACATCGAAGAGTTCAGCCAGGGATTTGAGTCGCGCATAGAGCTGAGTATGCTTGACTCCCACCCACTCGGCACGATAAATGACCTTATAGGTCGGTTTGCGAATGAGCTCATCAGCCAGGCTTGATATATCTACTTCCACGATGGTAAGCGCGGTGGAATCGCGCGCGGGATTTTCCAGAATCTGATCGTCTTCGGGATTTCCGGAAACGCCTTCATCCTCACCAGCCACATCGACCGTCATGGCATACAGTTTGCCTTCTTCGGGAGTGAAGGCGGCGGGATGACGCCCCCGCATGAGGGCGCAGCGCTCAGGTGGGAATAAGCCACCCTCGGCGTCGATCTCTTCACAAAAGAATTGGGTCTTGATCATGGGATGCTGGCGCCCTAATTTCGCAACCTGGGTTTTCACAAAATCGCCATAGGCGGGAACCTCGGCAGCCACCTGATCAGCGTCAATAACAAAGACCCTGCGAATACCATCCGTGAGCTCAACCTGGCGAGCGGCGCGCAGCTCCCGCGCCAGTAACGTTCGCGAAGTCCAGGCGGTGCCCCAAAAAACACGGGTAGCGTTAGTGGAGGCTGCCATGGGGGCGATTTCCTTGTCGAACTTGCTGATCAGAACATCCTGCGCTTCGTCGACCTCGAGCAGGAGCGAAGCAGTGGCGCCCACGATATTGGAGCGCGGCTGACCGGAGAAAAAATACAGACGGGCAGAACCCACGCGGTAGATATAACCCTGCTCCTTGCACCACACATCGCGCACCAGCATATTGGAATCCAAGACACGTTCGAGCCGGCGCATGGCGTTGTATGACTGGGGCTTCCAGGTGGGGGAAACCTTGACCAGCTCGGCATTCGTTTCTGAGTACAAAGTGAGCAAGTAAGTCTCGAACTGCGCCTGCAGCTCGTTCTTTCCGGATTGACGTGGGAAAATAACTACAAAAGAGCGACCAGCGCCCTGCAGGATGGACTGCAGGACCGCTTCGGCGACCCCTTGCTGATACGTGCGCAGGGTAAGCCCGGAAGCTTTCTCGATAAACAGTGTCACATCGAGCAGGAGTTTTTTGATCTGCTGGACTATTTGAGCCATACATAGGGTTCCCCGCTAGAAAATGAGGTGATTATTTTCCTCCCAAATAAGCCGCGATGGCGGAAGCGATGATGGTGAGCGCGACCTGCACAGCCTGCATGATAGTTGTTGAAGAACGCTGGGCGATCACAGCGTCATCCACGGTGCGGATGCGTTCTTCGTGATCATCCAGCATTTTCTGGATCTGATCGAGCTGGTTGTGGATCTGCGCCAGTTTCTCGGCATTCAAATCTACCTCGTGCGATTGCTGGCGTTCGATCTTGTGAAAACGTGCTTCGATATTGTCTTTGAGCCGATTGAACTGTTCGGCGATTAGTTGAGCTTGCAATTCGTCCATAGAACCCCAATTCGATGACGGCAATGCTCAGGGCAGGCGGGATGAGTTCAGGATTGATGGATTCCCAATTCATCACATACCTCACCAAGAGCTTGAGAAAGAGCGGAAGCGACCGAAGAGTTGTCGCCTTTGATTAGCTTCTGAGTGCGAACCAGACCTGCCAGGCGGGTGGAAGCTAGACCGAGCGTGGAAAGGGCTTTGAACCAAGTCTCGCTGTCTTCGCCTTCTTCGGTGGCCAGGTCAAAAACGCGGCGGATTGTGACACGAAGAAGAGCGATCTCATCATCCAACCCATCTGCTAGGGCGGTATCCAGGTTGCGCAGTTCAAGGGGACTGAATCTGTGAGAGTAGAATCCATGCTTCAGTGCGTTGAAATTTCCCGGCTGCCCACCTGATTTGCGTTTGTCTTCTTCCATGCTTGTATTTCCTCCCTGTTAGAAATTAGAAACTTGGGCTGGTCCCGGCGGGGGGAGGGTGGGTTGCCGTGCAGTGCGGATTTTCCCCCTGGAGGATGGATTGCCTTCTCCCGCGCCGGGCGCCTGGGAGCGTTCTTCCGCTCCACCAGCCCTGCGTATAGAAACTATGTTCTATATACTGCGATGGTAAGGGAAGAGAAACAGAAATACAAGGTGTCAAAATGGGAATGTTTTTAACCTAATTCCTATAAGACTGGATTCTCATAATTCTCTTTTGTTGTGTTGACTTATCATTGGCTCTTCTCGGTATCTTTCCTATGCTGGATGGTAACTTCTTTTTTGAGTCAGCGTTCTCCTTCTTGGTTACTTTTTATTTGAGGCAATTCGTCCCCGTAGAATTATCCCAATCTTTCCCCCTCCACCGCCCACGGGGGGATATTCATGATTGAGGACCAAAATTCTAAAATTGCTCATTCCAGCTTCTTCATAAGGATGACTCAATGACAATTCGCATTGCAGAATTAATCATATCATCCCCGCTGAGAAATTCTTTTTG